AGTTCTCGTTTGACGTTGAAATGCTTGCAGACTGGGGCGCTACCGGTTCATTGTGCGAGGGTCTATGGAACGCAACTGAATCAGCACCAAACACAGGAATTTCAACAGTGTTGACTGCAACAAGCGGTGCGACATTTACGTTCCAAATTCTGCCAGCGTTTCCAAGCGCCGGTGGTACTGCACCAGACGCGCAAACCGTGTCACTTTCATTCACCGTTATCGGCATTCCAGCCGAAGCGTTCTAACACAAACAATCGGGAGAAAAAATGAAACTACCAATTACGATCGAGTTCACCAGTGGAGAGCAAGCAACGTTTGTTGCTGCTCCCCCTGAGTGGGTTCGTTGGGAAAAGCACACAGGCAACACAATTGCACAGGCACAAGACAAAATTGGAATTTCCGATCTTGTTTTTCTTGCTTATTATGCAATGAAACGTGAAGCAGCGGGTAAGCCAATCAAAACGCTAGACGTTTGGACTGAAACCATTGCTGACGTGAGTGTTGGTGAAGCAAACCCAAAAGTTACCCAGTCGGAAGTCTGAGCCGAATAGTTTGGGAAGTAGCCCTTCAAACGGGGCTACACCCAAACGATTTTCAAAGTGCAGAGGACATTCTGACTGTTATTGAAATTCTGGAAAGGCGGGGAAATGGCAACTGACGCAATCAGTTATGACAAAGCAGAATTGCGTGCCATTCTTCGTTCTTTCAAAGCAATGGACGAAGAAGCAACGAACCAAGCAAAAACGCAAACTTCCAAACTTGCAGATTTTGTTCAGGGCAGAATTATTAGCGCAACTGTTAATTCATCAAATAGGGTTGCGCCGAAAATTGCAAAAGGGTCAAAGGTTTCTAAATCGTCAAAAATTGGTGAAATCTCGTTTGGTTTTGCTAGTCAAAAGTTGAGTGGCGGCGGTACAACCCAGCAACTTTGGGGCGGTTATGAATTCGGTTCAAATAAGTATAAGCAGTTTCCAGTTTGGTCAGGGCGCGAAGGTCGCGGTTCAAGGGGTTGGTTTATTTACCCAACACTTAGAAGTGTCCAACCTGAAATTGTTAGGCGCTGGGAACAATCGTTTTCCGACATTGTAAAGGAGTTTGACTAATGGCTGGAAATCGTACCCTTAAACTTTCAATTTTGGCTGACGTTGACAAACTCAACAAATCTTTAAAAACTGGTGAACAAGACGTTTCCAGTTTTACAGGCAAACTTCAAGGTTTCAGTGACAAAATTACTACTGCATTCAAGGTGGCAACGGCTGCCGCGGTGGTGTTTGCTGGCAAACTTGCAATCGATTCAATCAAAGCCGCTTCCGATCTTGGCGAAACAATTTCAAAAGTCGGGGTTTTGTTTGGCGATTCTGCTAAGGAAATTGAAAAGTTTGCCGACGGTGCTGCTCAATCACTAGGACAAACAAAACAACAGGCATTGGACGCTGCTGCCAACTTTGCCATTTTTGGCAAATCTGCTGGGCTGAGTGGTAAATCGCTAACTGAATTTTCAACAGGGTTTGTTTCGTTGGCTGCCGATCTTGCTTCATTCAACAATGTTCCCCAAGACGAAGCAATTAACGCCATTGGTTCAGCCTTACGCGGTGAAGCAGAACCGTTGCGCAAATTTGGTGTTTTGCTAGATGACGCAACATTGAAAAATGCAGCCCTTGAATTGGGTCTAATTAGCACGACCAAAAATGCGCTAACCCCGCAGCAAAAAGTCTTGGCTGCTCAAAAAGTTATTTATGAGCAAACAACTGCGGCGCAAGGTGATTTTGCCCGCACGTCCGGCGGTTTAGCAAACCAGACAAAAATTCTAAGTGCCGAGTTAGAAAACACAAAACTTGTCATTGGCGAAGCATTGCTTCCAATTGTGCTTGAACTTGCCACGGCGTTTTCTGAAAACATTGTTCCTTTGATTAAAGAATTTGCAAACGGTTTGACAGGCAAAGACGGGGTTAATGAAGGTTTGACCGAATCTGAACTTGCGGCGCGCACTTGGGGTGAACGCGTCAAAAAAGTTATTGGAATTGTGGTTGACTTAAAAGATGAACTTATTGCAGTTGCTGCGGTTTTAGCAACGGTGTTTGTGGTTTCAAAAATTGCTGCCGCCGTTCAGGGCACAATTGTTTTGATAACCAGTTTAATTAAGGCATACAATTTGTTAAAGGCTTCGGCGATCGTGGCTGGTGTTGCTTCCGCGTTTGCGCTCAATCCCCTACTTGGTGTTGGTGCAGTTGCACTGGCGGCGGGTGTCTTAGCAGCGGCAAACGCATTGGCAGGACAAGGCGACGTTTCAACTTCTGGAATTGGTGGTTCTGCTGCTGGTTTTTCAGGCACAATGCCAAACGGTAAGCCATTTGTCACGAGCGGTGGAACTGCCGGAACTGGTGGCGGTGGCACAGGCGGTGGCGGTCTTACTGGTGGCGGTGGCGGTCTTACTGGTGGGGGTGGAACAACAACGGGCGGTGGCGGTGGCACAGGTGCAGTTGCAGTCGTCGCCAAAAAAGCAAGCGAAGCAATCACCAACATTGCTGGAGCATTTGATAATTTCACCAGCGGAACAACAACACTTGCTGGAATTGAAGCCGCGTCTAATCGACCTTTTGCATTTGGAACTTCAGGTGTCAATACCAACACACTTGCGGGAGTTTTAGCCGCTTCAGCGCAACCAACAATTAACGTCACGGTTAACGGTGCAATTGATAAAGAAGGCACTGCCCGCACAATTGTTGACACATTGAACAATTCTTACTATCGCGGCACGGGTGGTGCTGGAAATCTTGTTGCGCTATGACCCAATGGAATCCTGTCTGGAAAGTTGAAATTGACGGCACGGAATACACGGACGCGATTTTATCCAATCTGATTATTCGAAGTGGTCGCAGAAACATTTATGAGCAAGCCCAAGCGGGTTATGTAAACATTGAAATCATTGACGTTAATCAAGCAATAATTCCTGTTGCCATAAATTCAACACTTTCAATTCAGTTGCAAAATACGTCAGGCACATTTGTCGCAATTTTTGGCGGTAATGTCGTGGACATTGGTTTACAAGTCCGTGACGTGGGTTCGACCATGTTCACGCAGACTTATTCGATCACGGCACTTGGCGCATTGGCACGTTTGCCAAAGGCATTGACCAACGGTGTTTTGGCAAAGGATTTTGACGGCGATCAAATTTGGGAAATTCTTTCCGACCTTTTGCTTAACACTTGGGCTGAAGTTCCGGGGGCATTAACTTGGGCGACATACGACCCGACAACAACTTGGGCAACTGCTGAAAACGTAGGTTTGGGCGAAATCGATCGTCCGGGTGATTATGAATTGGCGGCACGTTCTTCAAAGCGCACGGACGTTTATTCACTTGTTTCGGACTTGGCAACGTCAGGTCTGGGCTACATTTACGAGGACGCATTTGGACGCATTAGTTATGCCAGCAGTACACACCGCAGTTTGTACCTGTCAAACAATGGCTACGTCGAATTAACCGCCAACCAAGCGCGTGCAGCAGGCTTGCGCACAGAAACCCGTGCAGGCGACGTTCGCAATAATCTTACAATTCAATACGGGGCAACCAGTAGCAGTGAACAAAGTGCGAGTGACGCTGCTTCAATCCTTGCTTATGGCACACTTTCGCAAATCATTACTACTACACTGCACAATGCTGCTGACGCTACGGCACAAGCCAATTTTTACTTGGCACTTCGTAAAGACCCCCAACCTATTTTTAGCGAAATTACTTATGACCTGACCAACCCCGAAGTGGACGATTCTGACCGCAATAATTTGATCGGTGTTTTCATGGGAATGCCCGTGTCAATCAACGATTTACCTGTAAACATGGGAACGATTTTTCAAGGTTTTGTCGAGGGTTGGTCATTTCAAGCAACCTACAACCAAGTGTCTATTTCCCTGATCGTCTCCCCGACTGCCTATTCTTTGCAGGCATTAGAATGGGACGAAATTTCCAATTCATTTACTTGGTCGGGCGTGTCGCCAACGCTTGACTGGGCACGTGCAACAATTATCACTTAACAAGGAGACAACTTATGACGAACCCGACGAATCCGTTTAACTGGCAAATGCCGACGGCGAGTGACCTTGTAACGGACTTGCCAGCAGATTTTGAAGTTTTTGGACAAGCCGTTGCAACATCAATGGCTGATTTGCTTGGCGGCACAACAGGTCAGGTTTTGTCAAAGGCTTCAAACACCGACATGGACTTCACTTGGGTTGCCCAAGATGATTCAAACGCAATTCAAAACGCAATTGTTGACGCTAAGGGTGATCTCATTGCAGCAACTGCAAATGACACACCAGCCCGACTAGCAGTTGGCGCAAACAATCTTTACCTTGTAGCAGATTCAACTGCTGCAACAGGATTGAAGTATGAAGGCACAATCACTTCATTTACGCCGTCATTTACTAATTTGACTTTGGGAAATGGATCAGTGGCGGGGGAATACCAACGCATAGGAAATCATGTTTTCGTTTACATTGGTGTATCTTTTGGTTCAACAACAGCCATCACAGGTGATGTTCGCTTTGCTTTACCTGTCGGAACAAACAAACAACCTTATTTTAACGGCACTATTTATTATGTTGAAAGCGGTGTTCAAGCACTTGCGGGAAGCATTGAATTGTTCGGCGGTTCTGCTTATTTTAGACTAACAAACACAAGCGGAACATGGAGTGTAATAAATTGGGATCTAAATGCAACCCGCCCATTTACTTGGGGAACAAATGATTTAATCGCTGGCTATTTCTACTATGAGGTGCAATAATGACATTTGAATTTAATCGCATGTTTCCAGATGCAACAAATGAGCAAAAATGGAAGCAAATTAAATTGTGGCGAAACGCTGAATTAGCGCGCACCGATTGGACAATGCACACAGACGCACCAACTGACAAAGTTGCTTGGGCTGCTTATCGTCAAGCGTTGCGCGATCTCCCAGCACAGGGCGGCAAGGCTGACGACGCAGAATTTCCAACCGCGCCATGACTTATCCGCAAGGCACAAATGCACGGTTGATCGAAGTTGCAGCCGCTGAGGTTGGAACAATTGAGGAAGGCGACAACCTCACAAAATACGGCAAATTTACAAAAGCCGACGGTTTGCCCTGGTGCGGTTCTTTCGTCAATTGGTGTGCAGCGCAAGCCGGTGTCAAGATTCATTCAGTTGTCGGCACGGCGCAAGGCGCACACAAATTTAAAGAAATTCAACGCTGGTCAGGTATGCCGCAGTTGGGTTATTTAGCCTTCATGGATTTTCCGCATGACGGGGTTGACCGAATTTCACACATTGGAATTGTTGTTGGACTAATTGACAAAAAGACTTGCTTGACGATCGAAGGCAATACCAGCGGAACAGGCGATCAACGCAACGGTGGCATGGTTATGGTAAAAGTTCGGTCATACGGTGAAGGCAAGGAAATTGTCGGTTTTGGTATTC